ACTATATGTTCGACCAGATGGAGTAACTGAGAATTACAGCACCTCGTATAACTACTGGGCTGCATCCATCGTAAACTGGACAGATACTCTAGGCGGAATCTGAGCAAACTAGCACTGGCCGGGAGTCAAAGACTCCCGGCTTTTGCACGTCCAATTCCAGTTGACTAGGATATGATACAATAGAGACATGCCAACATACGTATATGAATGTTCAGAATGTCAGACTCGTGAAGAGCGGATGTTCGTAGACATTGAATTTCGAGACACACAGGAGTGCGGTAAGTGCTCTGAAGTGCTCAAGAGAATCCCGGCTTTTACGGGAATTGTTTGGGCACCAACAGCAGGCGGAATGAGATAATATGGCACCACCGTATAAAAACCGGGGTGTAAAGAATGACCGGTGGTGGGATGATGCATATGCAACTCATCCTGACATCGACGTAGAATATATCTACATCCACGGTAAAGATGTAATCGAGCCGGGTGACAAAATCAAAATTAAAAGGAAACAGGGAACATATGCGTTCCGCTGCCTTGCCCACAATATCACTCTTGACGTTCGATGGATAGACTGTAAGGATACGCTCACTGGGGAATGGAAGTCATTCCGAACTGATGAGCTAAAGGGCAAGGTCAAGCCGCGTAGACGGCGTAGGAGAGCAAGTGCGGAAGTTTAAACTCAAGCGAAACTTTGACGAATCCGGTATTTCAGGAACCGGCTATGTCACTGAGGGTGTCGTCTTTACAGACGGTACCGTAGCTATGAGATGGCTGACTAGTATCAGCAGCCATTGTTATTACAACTCCATTGAGGACGTTATCGCCATTCATGGGCATGACGGCGCAACCGTGGTGGAGTACCTTGACTGAGCTATCTATTCCAGATAGAGAAGCGCTTAGGCTCCAAGTCCAAGAGAAGTACCTCAAGGGGAATAAGCAGCCCGGTACTATCGCCAAGGAACTGGGGCTTAAGCGCGTTGAAGTAATGGACCTTATTCAGGAGTCCAAAGAGATTTGGCGCAATGATGACGCGGTAAAGGAACGAGCCAAGGAGGCTCTTCAAGAAGCCGACGCTCATCTTGATATGGTCATTAACCGCTCATGGGAGACCGTCGAGCAAGCTGACAACAATAACGACCTTAAGACGAAGGCAACGGTCCTGAAGAACATTGCCGACGTAGAAATGAAGAAGGTCGAAATGCTCCAAAAGGCCGGGTTGTACGATGATGCCGCCCTTGGAGATGAACTAGCAGAGATGGAAGAGAAGAATGAAATCATCAAGGCGATTCTTCTAGAGGTCACTGCTAACTGTGAACACTGTGCATTTGAAGTTAGACGTAGACTCAGCCGGTATGGGAAGAACCCCGAGCCGATGCCTGATTCTATGGTCATTAAGGAGGACGGCTCACCCGCATAGCGGGTGGGCTTATTGTCATGTACGATTTCGGTGACATCCTCAACCTGCTTGATGGAGAAGACTTTGAGGAGCGCCCGGTTGAGATTGAGGAGTTCGTAACAAGCGAAGACTACCTCAACCTTCCCGACACTCCGCTTTCGAAATACCAATACCAGCTAATCAGGGTAAGCTCTCAGATTTACAAGCGCGAGACCCTACATAACCTATATGGTTACGAGGCGGGAGAGAGGCGCTGGGCAGAGACCAAGCGAGAGGTTATCTTTCAGCTTGGAAAGGGTAGCGGAAAGGACTTTACGTCCACCATCGCCTGTGCCTACATCGTGTACTTGTTGCTTTGCCTCAAAGACCCGGCGAAGTACTACAACAAGCCACCTGGCGACACAATCGACATTCTGAACATTGCTATCAACGCAACACAGGCTCAGAACGTCTTCTTCAAGGGATTCACGAACCGAATTGAGCGCTCTCCATGGTTCATGGGTAAGTACACCAAGAAGCAGGGGCACTTCGAGTTCGACAAAAACGTCAACGTTTACTCAGGACACTCCGAGCGAGAAGCCTGGGAGGGGTATAACGTCCTTTATGTCGTACTTGACGAGATTGCCGGTTTTGCATTGGAGTCAACCTCCGGTAACGAGCAGGCCAAGACTGCACAGGCTGTCTATGACATGTACCGTGCATCTGTCACATCTCGATTCCCTGACTTCGGGAAGCTCGTGCTCTTGTCGTTCCCACGATTCAAGGGGGACTTCATTCAGCAGGCTTACGACAAGGTTATCGGTGAGAAAGAAACAATCATTCGCACTCACAAGTTCAAGCTCAACCCTGACTTGCCAGATGGCGTTGAGGGGAATGAATTTGAGATTGAGTGGGAAGAAGACCACATTATGAGTTACAAGACTCCTGGGGTCTTTGCCCTCAAGCGACCTTCATGGGAAGTTAACCCAACGAAGAAGATTGAGGATTACATGGTTGACTTCTTCGACAACCCGCTGGATGCCGGTGGACGTTATGCTTGCATGCCACCTGACGCTATTGACGCATTCTTCAAGGACCGTCAGAAGATTGAATACGCATTCAATGGTTCAAATGGAAATAGCTTGGATGGCGTCTTCGCGGACGACTTCCTACCCAAGGCTGACAAGCAGTACTTCATCCACGTTGACTTGGCCCGTGTTCACGACCACGCAGCAGTTGCTATGGCGCACGTCGAGAAATGGGAAACTCGCAAGATTGGTGCCAATATGACCGAACCAGCGCCGGTTATCGTGGTAGATGCCGTCCGATACTGGACTCCATCCAAGACAAAGAACGTAGATTTCACGGAGATTCGTGAGTACATCTTGTCACTCAAGAGGCGCGGGTTTGATTTGAAGCTAATCACCTTTGACCGCTGGGAATCAGCAGATACAATCGACTACCTGAAGTCCATGGGACTCAGGTCTGAGAGACTTTCTGTTGCAAAGAAACACTACGAAGACTTCGCAATGGTTGTTGCAGAGCAACGTCTAACTGGACCAAAGCTAGATTTGCTCATTGACGAACTCTTGCAGCTTCGTATTATGAAGAACGATAAGGTTGACCACCCTCGTAAGGGAAGTAAGGACTTGGCAGACGCAGTGTGTGGGGCTATCTACAATGCTATCGCACACACTCCGCGAAACGCAAATGAACTCATCGAAGTCAAGACCCTGGCCGATATCCAGCAAGAGATTGAGCGAAACCGGATTGAGGAGAAGCAGAACGATGGTGTCATCAAGGCACCGAAGCGCAAGATGCCAGCAGAATTGGAGGAGTATCTATCAAGATTGCAGGTTCTCTGAGCCTCCCTGCGGTCGGCTTGACAAGCTGCAAGGGGATGCTCTAGAGTATCAATTACACTTGAGAATATAACAAAACATAATGAATGATGTAAATGAGATTGTAGATATTGGGTATTTGGTATGTAACTGCTCTAATAAGCACGTACCTAAACCACACAAGCTATTCAAGGTAGAGATTGGTGACTCTATGTATCATCTCTGTCCAACGAGTTACTACAACTTGACAAGCTTGCTGGAGAAGTGGGAGTCTTGTAACGGCGAACCTCCGGGTTCAGTCAGGAAACACTATTCAGACTTTGTGCAGGGGCTTGCCAAGGCGAAGAAGTTCAGTTAGGATAGAGCTTATGAGCGAAACTAGAACGGTGAATGTACGCTTCCCGCTCCTGATTCCAACGCTGGTAATCATCTTCGTGATTGCTAAGCTGACAGGCCACTTTGATTATTCATGGTGGTGGGTATTTTCTCCGATTTGGATTCCGGCCCTAGCGCTTCTAGGTCTCTACCTAGTATGGCTTGCGGTCTTCGGACTCCTCGCGGTAGCATATGTCATTGTCGCGCTTTGCACTGAAGGTCCGAAGTTCTTCAGCAAGGAAAACCGGGTTCGAAGGAAGAACACTAAGAATGCACGTAAGGCATTGAATAACTACGCGGATGCCTTGCTAAAGAGAAGAAGTTGACAGACTCTAATCGAGTGTGTTAAAGTAGTAAATGTAGCAATTCCCACGATAATGGTGGGGTAGAGGAAAAACTCACCTCGGTTGTTACATCACGGGTTGTAGCTCAGCTTGGTCAGAGCGCTCGGTTTGGGACCGAGAAGTCGCAGGTTCGAATCCTGTCTACCCGACGCAGCGGTTGTAGGTATTTCTGCGGAGCAAGAACCGGTAGAACCTTCCGAATCACTTTATAATTCTTAGGAGAAAGAAGAACCAAATGTCTTAGGAGTCACGCAGAATGA